GATCTATAACTATTAATAGCAGTTGCAACTTTATCGCCTTCAGTAGTACCAATTTTACTTGCTAAAGTAGTATTAAGAGTAGTACCAGATGTATTAATTTGAGTATTAATACCAGTAGTTACTGCACCTGGAATACTACTAGTATCAGCTTTTGTACTAATATCACTAAAAGTTACTAAGCCATTAAATGTTATATTAGTAACTGAATTATCAGTAGTTATAGTAGTAGTACCACCATAAGTAGCTTCTGTTACATAATATCTTGAAGCATATGCTACTTGACCAGCACTTGGTGTAAAAGGAGAAGTTGACCAAGAATATCCGTCTGTAGTACCAGGGCTACTAAATGTACCTGTTGTCCAGCTCCAACCACTAGGACTAGGCTTTGTTGGTGTTGCGGCAGTAGTTGCTAAACTACGTTGATAATATAAATATCCACTAGCATTTCTTGGGCCTGGTGTAGTACTTGCGGCACCTTTTACGGCTACCGCTCTTACATTAGTCCAAGTTTCTCCAGTTTTTGTAACTAAAGGCGTTGTAGTAGTAAATGTATAATTTGCTGCCCAAGTTGGGTAAATATCAGAATCTGGTTGTGTAATTAACCAACCACCTCCAGGTGCCACTAATGTGCCATTACTAAAATTATAACTACCACCAGACGGTGCTGGTGGAGCACTTAGTGTTGTTGGATAGCTAGAACTATACAAATATACTGTTGCTGTATAAGTGCTAGTTCCCGGAGTCCCATCAGCACCAACATATTTAGTAGGTGTTCCTTCAGTTACTACAGTACCATCACTTTTAACAATACTAATTTTAATATATTTACTGTCAGCTTGAGGCGTAGTATACCAAGTAGCTCCGCTTGCAGCACTAGAATATTCTATTTTTGTACTGGTTCCGTCGGTAGCTTTTATTAAACTGCCCGCACCATAACTTACACTACCTGTAGAACTAGTAGTAACTATTCTAATATATAAATCAGTTGCTCGAAGGTCAGAGTGCCAATCACTATTTGTGCTTGAATTAGTAGCTGCATACTGTACACTAATACTTGAACCATTAATACCATCTGTACCTGCTACACCAACAACTACAGCAGCAGAAAATTCTGAACTTAATAATTCATCTCCAACATTAGTACTAGAAGCTACCGCATATCTAGCCCACAAATATTCGCCTTTAACAAGTGTTGGAGGTGTTTGACTCCAGTTATTAAGTGTACTTCCTTGTTCGCCTAAACTTAATACGCCGGTATTAAATTGGTAGCCAAATGTACCATAAAATGATGCAGGTGCTGAAGTACTGCTTGTATTTTTATTGTACAGTGTTACTGTTGCAGTGTTTATACCTGCTGTGCCGCCTGATGAAGATACTACTGGACTAGAAAATTCACTACTTGATATTTCGTCACTACTAGTATTACTAGCCGCAACTGCATATATACTCCATAGATATAGATTTAAACCAACAGTAGGGACTGATTGAGTCCAATTGCCTAAAGTACTACTAGTACCGCTTTTGGGGCTTAGATTACCATTACTAAATGTATAGACAAATGTACCGCTAGGTAATGCAGGATATAAAATACTACTACTAAATACTGCATAAAGTGCTACTTGAGCAGTATTAGTTCCATTAGTACCATTAATACCGTTTTGTGCTACAATTATTGGGCTATTCCAAGTAGTAAGTGAAACACCTATATCAGGAGTAGTAGTTGTAGCTAAAGCTTTTATCATCCAAGTAGGGGTTGTAGTAGTCTGTGGTTGTGTTAAACCCCATCCACTACTACCGCCACTAGTACTAATTGTATTATTTGAAAAGTAATAAGTTGCACTAGTAGGTGCAGTTGGTTGTGTGGGTGATATTAAATATAGTTCGATTATATCTCTATATTCGCCATTAGTACCACTTTGTGCTTCTACATAAACATCGCTCCATTGAGTTGCAGTTATAGTAGCTATAGGTGCTCCCACAAAAGTATAGTCACAAGCCCAAGTAGGTGTAGAAGTTGTAGCAGGTTGAGTTGCACTCCAACCACTAGGTGCAGTAAGTATATTATTACTAAAATTATAGCTACCGCCACTTGGACCAGTGGAACCTAGACTACCTGGGTTACTAGCACTTTGTTTGTACACAGTAGCAACATAAATAGAATTACCAGTTGCACCATCACGAGTTTTATTAATTGTTAGTATTCTGCTAGCATCAATATTTGTACCAGTTACTCTATAAGTAATGGTAATTTGATTAACGCCACTGCCTTGGTCTAAGTATGAGCTTGGTACAGTAATATCACCAGAACTATTTATAGTGCTAGTATAATTAGCAATACCTGTAGCACTTAAACCTGAATAACTAATAGCTGAAAAAGTTAAACCAGTAGTTATTCTATCTGTTCCTTTATATACAAGTAAAGTAGTGGTTATACTTGTACCTGAAACAGGTACACCAGTAGCACTACTACTAATATTTTGACTTGGATTAGCCAATCCAATTGCTAGTCCGCCACTACCAGATTCTAGTGAATATACAGTTTGTACATCGTAAACTAGTTGTCCATTAACGGTAGCTTGTATTTTATAAGTTTTTGTACCACTAGTAAATTGACTTACTGTGTATTGTTTAAGATCTACTCCACTTGTAATAGCTGTAAAAGCACCTTCATTTACAGCTTCATACCAATAATATGTTGTATTTATTGGTATGTTAAAAGTATCCGCATTTAAAGTAATAGTATTAGGTGACCATACATTGTCTGTAGATTTTACAAATGCAATTGTTTTAAGTCCAGTTAAATTAATATTAGGAGCACTTGCACCGTCTTGAGATCTATTTAGTGTTAATACTTGGGTATATATTTGACCATCTACAGTAGCATAAAATGTTGCGCTGGCAAACTCACTGGTTAGTGTAGCTACGCTAATTACACCTGTACTAGTATTAATATCTGCTGTCATTCCTGATGAAGCTGCTAAACTAAATGTAACTGCACCTGTACCATTTAGTGAATTAGTACCGCGTTTAACTTGATATACACATTTAAAGTATGGTGGTGTAGTAGTATTTAAAGTAACATCTAACTGGCCAGCTTTAATATTTCCTGTACTATCATAATATATAGTCTGGTTGCCGTTTGTTAGATTGTAAGATATTCCAGGATCGCCTTCTTTTAATGAAGCAATAGAAAGCTCATCAAACTGTTCATAAGTGATACCATTTACAGTTTCACTAACTGTAACTCTTATTAATTTAGTAGGTACTGGATTACCACTTGCAAATGATTTTAGTGTAAGTACATTATTAGAAACAGTTGCTACTGAACTAGCAAAAGTAGTACTACCGTCGATTGACCAAGTATACGTAGGATTAGTATACTGGCTAGCTGTAGCTGTCAATACAATAGTTGAAGGAGATACAGTTGTGCTACCACTAGCAGTGGTAAAATTTGCATAATTACTAGTTAAATTAACGCCACGACCTGTAGCACCAGCTTTTGATTTTGCAAAACTTTGACGTACTGTAGTATCCAAATATTGCGATGCAACACTACCATTACCTGTTACTTGTTGTACACGAATTGTATAGTCAATATATGCAACATCAGCAGTCATACCACTTGCTCTGCTAAATATTGCTTGGGTGCTGCCTTGAGTAGCTACATAACTAGCATCATAAGAAATAGTATCAACGTTACTAACATTTTTTGATGGCACAACACTAACAATTCTCCAAGTATCAGCGGCATAGCTATCACTTGAAGTATTATCAATTAATAAAGTTTTATTACCTTTTTTAACAGTAATGGTATTACCACTACCATCATAATCATTATAATTACTAGTACCTAAAGCATTTGCTGTAATTAAGTGTGACCCATTAGTTTGTTCAACTGTTATTTGATTACTACCATCATTTATTCTATATAGTGTAATAGTATCAGATACACTATTATCAGATACACTAGTTGCAGTTGCTAATACGTATCCTGTGGTTACTCCATAGTAACCAAATTGTGCTGCAGTAATTGTAAATGTGTTATTTACTTGATCTTGTGAGCCACTGATAGCACCTAATGGTGCTCCTGCTCTAGTATATGCGTATGCAGTAAATGCAATTTGTCCAGTAATATTTGCAAGTCTAGCTTTAATAACAGAGCTAGTCGTTACTGAATCAGTATCAATTTCTTGTTTATAAACAAATTCTGTTGTATTAGCACTTAGCTGAATAAGTGGAGCAGTTTGTCCACCACGACCTTTGGTAACAGTCCATGTTCTTTCAATCGTAACACCGTTATACTTAGCTAAAAATACAACACTATTATTATAGTTAGTTACACCTACACCCGTACTATAAAATACACCAGTAACACTATTAATAAATGTATTACTACTGCTTAAATCACCTATATAGCTACCACTTTTAATACTATACACAGGCCCGACAGGTGAACCGTCGCTGGCAAGAGTAGTGGTGTTTGCACCAGTTACTTCCGCATTATCATTATAAACTTTAAACGTACCTGTGCTAGCACTAGTCCATGCTGCTTGCTGTTGCGTACTATTTGGACTAGCTACTAAAACACCGTTTACAGTGACTAATACTGTTCCTGCACTATCAGTACTAATATTAACTGGATCATTGCTTAAATACCCATACACGTGCACTCCAGCAGCTAGGGTTTTGGCACTTAGCTGACTAGAGACTGTGTATGTATCTGGGTCTATTTTACTTACGTAAGCATATTTTACATAGTAAGTAACATCTTCGTCCAAGCCATCAATAGTAGTAATTAAACCACCATTTTCACTGTATAAAATCCAAGGATTATTTACAGCATTATAAGCTGCTGTAGGATCAAAAGGAGTCACTTTACTATACCAGACCTTAACAGACTGATAATCATCTCTGGTATCAGTTGTATTATTAGGTCTGGTATATGTTGGGCGAGACAATACTAAATGTACGGCTTTTATACCGGGATTAAGAGTTGCTGACATTCGTATTCCTTATTGAATAGTTTTAACAAGTATTGAATTAATTGTACTTGTATCACTATAATTACCATTTCTATCCACTGCTCTACAAGCTACTCTATAGTTTACACCACTAGTAGATATAATAGGCTTGTGTTGATTTCTTAGATCAAACCTACCTGATTCATATCCTGTAACAGTTTGAATATCTGAAATGCCATCTGTTAAAGTTGGAGTTATATCCCAAAAATCTGCAGATCCAGTATCTTTGTAAATTTTAAACTCCCAGTGATCAAAGTCACTTGGTTTAGTTATATTAGTTGGAGTTGCCACTAGATTAACATCATCTAAATCTAAATACAATGTTGAAGCACTAAACGTATTAGTGTTATTACCATTATTAGCTACAAACAATATATCAGACCAAGGTCCACTTATATTACCTATATCATTTGTATATCTAGCACGTATTTTATAAATAGTGTCAGTTAGTAAACCGTGTGCAGTATAAGAGCTTTGAGTTTTTGGAATTCTTCCACTAATAACACTGCTTGTATCACTAAAATCTGCATTTGATCTTATTATTTGAATTTCAATTTGTGTTGCTGATTCCATTAATGGATCAACTTGAGTACTACTATAAGTTGGAGTTGCAAAGCTAATTAATAGTACATTTTGATAAATACCTGTAGATATTTCTTCAGCTAATGAATAATTACTAATTGCACTTACAATAGTAGGAGCATAGTTAATAGTATTTTTATATATTTCAGCAGTTCTAGGCGTAATATTAGTATCATAAACTAATAAATCATTAGCTAGATCCGCTGTATACATTTGTGGAGAATAGTCAGTTAAAGTAATTTTAGCACTAGTATTGTTTTGAGTATCTATACTTAAAACAACTAAATCTTGTGTTTCTTTATTTACTTCACCTATCATACAAAGATTATCAACTTCTATCTGATCACCAACAGTTATTAATGGTACTTCAAATGTATCATAATAATCATTTGTAGTAATTCCACTAATTGTTTTTGTTGTGCTAATAATACCAGTATTATCATTTGTTCTATAATTAGTTCTTACTCTCATTATATAAGATTTGGAACTATTCATAGCTATAGATTCATCTAAAACTACAATGCTCTTTGTTGCATCAGTAGTACTTGTAGTTATTTCACTAATTTTTTTTTTTGTGCTAATTATACCAGTATTATCATTTTTTCTATAATTAGTTCTTACTCTCATAATATAAGATTTGGAACTATTCATAGCTATAGATTCATCTAAAACTACAATGCTCTTTGTTGCATCAGTAGTACTTGTAGTGATTGATTTAATTCTGCCAGTTCCTGTTCCCCATAGTGGGACATCATGACTTACTTTTACTAAGTCTCCTCGTGTGCATACTAAATATTCAAAGTCAGCATTTAAAGTATAAGTTTCGGGGCGTAGTTTTAATTGAGCAAGATGCCATCTTGCAAAATTTATTGCTTGTGCAGCATTAGTAACACCAGGTAAACTTAATTCTTCAAATAGCTCAGCAGCTTGTACTTCAGTTGCTCCACTTGGTACGGTTTCACCGCTATTAAGTGCTGTGTATGCTGCACCAGTTCCAGTTCCTGCAGTTTTTGCTATAAAAACATCGCCTTCATTATAAATTTCGCCTGTAGTACCTGCAACTGTATTCCAGTTTGTAGTTCCACGTTTAGTAATAGTGTAAGTTCTATTTATAGCAAAAGAACCTGCATTTATTTTATACCCGTGACTTTCTCCATACCCGTAGTTATATACTCTTAGTTCATTTTCTTGATAAGCTCTAGTCTCATCTCTAATCATTACTCTGAAACAATCAGGTATTTTTGGTAAAATTTTACTTGATTCAAATCCCCAGCTATTATGTGGAGTAAAGTACTGAACCACATTAGTTCTTGCTTTGTCTACTACTACAGACCACTTACCATTTACAAAAGTTGGACTAGCTTTACCTGCTGCTGCAATATCGCGTAGCACACTCATTACACTCTGAGTATTAGTTAGTACACTGTTAAATGTATAACCATTAACTCTGCAGTAATTATGCCATTCTACAAGTGTAGGTGCGTCGAGTTGAGCAATATCACTAACTCTATAAGCATTAGCATTATGCATTAATACATATACAAATAAACTAGCAGGGTTATTAGTTTGCCTACGAATCCAGTTATTTATAGTATAATCATAGTCCCATGCTATAGTAGTTACTAGTGCATTAATACCATCAATATTACCATTTACTTTTCCGCTACTTTGAATTCTAACTGCGGTTTTTGCTAATGGTGCTCCTCTAGGATCTATTTGTGGTAATGTATTAGTAAATCCTGTTACACTAAATAGTGACACTGAAAAATAATTGTGTACACTATCAGTAGGCTCAGCAGTATCATCATTGATACGTCTGCATCTAATTACATATCTATCTTTTACAGGCATAGTTAATCTATGTGTAAAGTTAAAAGCATCTTTACGTTTTTGGAACATACCTGCTCCACCAAACCATAATTGTGTACTATTTTGAGCTACAGTATTGAGTGCGCCATCGGCTTCATAAGTAATAGTTACTGCTACTGCAGCTGGATTATCATTCGTAGGTACCGCCAAGCCATACTGATCAGTATTAGTAATAGTTCCGCCAGTATTTCTACCTGTAATACGTACTAATTGAGGTCCTGCATCAACATAAAATACTTGTGTACAATCACCGTGGTAAGCATCCTTATCCATATTTATTGCAGTAGATCCTGCAATTTGTACTTTTACACTATTATCGCCGCCTGCAGTTATATTATAATAACCAGAGTAAGGAAAGTTAACTGTTGTAGATTTATCAAAAGTAGTTGCAGAAGCACCTGCCCATACAGCATAATAACGATTAGAGCTGTCTTTTCCACTTAAAACTCCACCCCAGTTATTATGTATTTTTAGTGGGTCCGTTACTCCGTTAATACCTGCCATTTCAGCAGTTGACCAAATATTAGTAACCGTGCCTGTTTCCGGAGCACTATTAGATGCATTGATACTACCGGGTGTAATAGTTACTGACCACTCTGAAGTAGAGGAAGAACTATCTCCGCTGGACCAAGTAGTTACCGTATCTTGAACAGGAGTTAAATTTAATCCATTATAATTAGCGCTACTACCACGTAAATCTGTAGTTTTTATTACGCCATTACTTCCAGCTACTGTTATTTTCCAAATTGATCTATATCCAGCAGGAACAACAGGTTCAATACCTGTTGAACTAATACCATTAATAGTACCTAGCCAAGAACTATTATTAATTTCGGTTTGAAAACTAGCAGATCTTGGTGATACTATGCCAGTAGTTATGTCTCCTTGATCACTAATATCACCCATGAATTTTTTAATAGCTCCGTCATTGGGAGAAATTGCATAGGTTATATACTGAAAACAAGGAATATTTCTAGCATCTTCGCCTGAACCAGTAGTAAAATTACATGGATTAATAGGATCGGTATAGTTTGTAGCGGCTATACCACCAGTAACTGTAGCGGTTTTAAAAGTAGGTAAATTATCCCATTGCAAATTATTGGCATTAGCTTGATATTTTGCAATTTGTATTTCAACACCACAACTTATATCATTTATATCACCTGCTTTATCCCCTTTAACTACTACTTGACGCATACCTTCTGGAAAACTAAATGTGACATCTAAGCGTTCACATGGACTATCCATAGTAACTGTAGTCCAAGGCCCTATAGTTGCTCCTGTAGCATTAACAGTAGTATTATTACTTAATGTTTTTTGTGGAAATTGTTGCTGTACATCTCTACCATATAATTTATTAAATTCTGTAGGATTGTCATTATCGTATCCAAATAAAGTTACTTCATGTGGATTAACTTGTGCAACATCATTATCATAGTAAGTGCTAATAGGGTTAGTGCCTACGCAAATATCTTGAATATCTAGTGGGCCAAATCCCCAGATAACCATAGTAGTCATTAAATTAGTATCAGTTAATGTTTCTATGTATGGTGTAGCACCTAATAGACCTGTTACACGCATTTTACCTAATACAACTGGGATAGCTCCAAATCTGTTTGCTTGATTACTGGCTCCACTTAATAAGTTCATACCCTGAGCACTTCCAGGGTTATTCTGATTCATGTCTGGTGGTCTAATAGGCATAATAGCATTAATTAATGCCATTCCCGCTATCTGTGTAACAGCGGTTGCGGCCATCATAGCAGCTTTAGCATACCACGTTGTTTCTGCCGTTATAACTGGAAGACCTGCTGCACTTAGTGTTCCTCCTGCAAATTCAAACGCCATTGGTCCTATTACGTAGAAAGCTACGTATGCTACAACTAATGTAGCTATCAGTCTGGCTGCATCTTTTCCAGGTACAGCTCTGTATGTTACTACCTGCCCTCTTTGTAATACAGTAGCATCCCAATTATCTTTATGAATGGGAATACCGTCTATTGTGATTACAATTCTTTCAACTAAACGTTCGCTAACTTTGTATTTTTCTTTAACAAAGTTAACATAGTCTGTGACTGTTGTTCCTGCTACAGTCCACTCTCTGATTACCATTGTTTGCAATGGGTGTGGTGCTGAAACAACAGGCATTAATTCTGTTTGTTCTTGATATCTAAAAAATCCTGCTAATCTCTTATTCCATTTAAAATTATCTAAATTTTCAATAACACTGTCCATTCCTTCTCTAACGTGAAGGAATTTATTATCGCCAATATATATGCCAATATGAGTTGGCTCTCCAAAAATGTTAAAAAGAACCAAATCCCCTACGATTGGTTCTTTTTGTTCTTGCCAGTTTTCTTTATGTTGAAGTATTAGTTGCTTTATATTTTCACTAGTTTCGCCAACATAATCAGTTTCATAACTTGGTAATTCTATATTTAATTGTTCTAAATAGTACAGTCGAGCTAATCCCCAGCAATCAATGCCGTCTCGTGTTCTACCATTATCTTTGTAGGGTAAGCCAATGTAGTTATTGAGTATCATTAAAATAATCCTGGAAAATAGCTAGGAACGAAGTTATAGGAGGGGAAAGGCTCTCTATTATAACTTATCATGTTAAGCTCAAAAGTTATACTTTCGGCATTGTAAGTAACACTAGTTATGTAGAAGTTAGGAAAACTAGCTTCTACAGTGTCTAAGTCTGGTTCTTGATCTGTTTGACCATCATTATACGAAGGCGTTTTAGTTAGTACTAATTCTAATAATATTTTTGTAGGACCATTGAGTTGTGTTCTAATTAGCGTAATAGCTTCTTCAGTTACATAGTTTAATGTAATAGAGCATCTGTCACTACCTGCTTCTTGATCGGTAGGTAATGTAATTTGCATAGGCAAAAACATATACTCATTACCACGACTACGTACACCATAATAAACTTCTGTATCTGTAGTAATACTTAATCGTTTATTATAATTATCGGATAATCTAATAACTGGTACATCACTGGTTTTAATATTAGGGTCATATATAGTCAGCAACATAATCAATGTTTCTTCGGTTTCGCTAGAAAACATTGCCTTTATTGCTGAACTTGATAAACTACTTAATCTACTCATGGTAATACTTCAATATTTAACGCTAATGACCAGTATCCTGGCGCTACATAACTAAGTTTAAAGAACTCGCCACCGTTAGCTGGGACAATACGTACTTCTTTCCAAGTAGATAAAGTAGCATAAGTACTTAACCTAGGGTGTGGATAATTAAATCTGCGAACACCGCCTAATTCATTATTAATAAAAGTTTGTAGTGTTTCTACTTGTGCAGTAGTCATTATATAACTAACACTTAGTTGATCTGGACTTTTTCCTCTGCGGCGTTGTTTGGCAGGACCTTGGTCCATAGGTGAACGTATAACGTTAACACCTATAGACTCGCTATATCCTTTTTGTGGCGAAGTAGGTAGTGTATCTTTCCATTTAGGTAAATTGAGATTTATTGCCATATTTTACCTCCTTGGTAATACTGGTTGTTGACCATAAGTATTTTGCATTGTTTGTTGCATATCGCTACCAGGTTTTGCTAGCTGTCCTGCTGCCATACCACCAATAGTTACTTCAATTTGTGGACGGCCTCTACTATCTAGAGTTTGTTTAGTAGTTGCTTTTTCACTTCCGTAGTTATTTACAACAACATTAACTGGATCAGAACTTCCGCCACGAACACCTAAACTACCGTCTGCACTACGTTTTAGTGGCATAATAGCTTCCGGTCCTGCTTCACCCATTAAGCCAGCACCTTTTGCAAATTTAAATAGTGTAGGACTATTAACAATACCACCCATTGCAAACTTAGTTAAACCTTGATCATATACATTACCTAATGCATTTTTGCCAATAGCGTTATATGCATTCATAAAATTAGAACCACTAACATTCATATTAGCAAACTGTGAAGATGTGCCTGAAGTTAATGCTGCACTATTAGCACCTGCACTAAGGGAAGTACCTGGGATACTACCCAGTATCATTTTTACTAAGCCACCACCCATTTCTAGTTGTCGCATCATCATCATTCTGAGTTCTAATCGAACAATATCGGCAATCATACTGTTTACCATATCGCCAAACGACATTTTACCAGTTTTAGCAAACTCAATTAATCCATCAGTAAAGCTATTTACAAAACCATTAAATATGTTTAAGTATCCTTCGCCTTTTTCATTTAGATCAGATAGTGATTTCTGTACTGCTTCTCGTCCTACTTTAGTTTTTAAAGCTGCTGATGTTTCAGCATCTGCTTTTTGGTTAATAGCATCTATTTCAGATTTAAGTGTATCTGCAGTAATAGTTTTATTAGTTCTGGCTCGTTCTTCAGCTGCAGCAATATCTAATTTTTTCTTATCTTGAATATTTTTTATTTTATTTTCATAATCAAGTTCTATTAGTTTTAAATCTTTAGCTCTGACAGATAATTCATAAGAATCTTTTGATAATTGCCCTTGTGCTACTTTATTTGATAAAATCTCTTTATCATAACCAATAAGTTCAACAGTAGAGCTATGTTTACTGTTAGCTATATCTAAATCTAATTGTCCTTGAGCCTGAGTTTTATTAAATTTATCTATTAATGCTTTATTTTCCGTAGTATTAGTATAACTAGTAACTTTTTGTTTTTGAGATTTAAGATCTAAAGCCTGTTTTTCTCCATAAATCTCTAGTGTTTTATTTTCTAATGTTTTTGCTTCTATTAGTTCGCCTTTTTCTCTTAATACAACGGCTTCTGCAAGATATATATTTCTTTCTCTGTTAATATCAACCATCGCTAAGTCAGATTCTGCTTGAGCTCTAAGAATAACTAACATACCTTTTTCTTTTTCGTATTCTAGATTAGATAATTTTCCACTATCAGCTTTACTTTCTAATGCTTGTTCGTCTAGATTTAAGTTTTGTAGTTTTCTGTTTGCAGATTCTTGTTCTTGTTTAGCTATAAGGTTAATATCATTTAACTGCTTATCATTAAGATTAGTTTGTCTTTCTTGATATTTTTGTTGTAACTGTAACAATACTCCGGTTGAAGCTTGTGCTGCATTTTGAACATATGCGGCATCTTGTGGTAGTATGCCTCCAGCATCCATTCCAATCCCAGACTTATTAGTTGCCTCTTGTGGACTTCTTTTGGCCTCATCTATTAATTTAACAGCACGTTCTGCACTTGTTTTAACATCAGTATAGAATCTTATTTGTTCATCTATAGTTTGTTGCTCAATACTGTTTTCTGCTGTAGCTTGTCGTTTTAACTGTAACTGCTTGACTTGTTGTTCTGCTTCAAATGCTTTTGACTGTAATGGACTTTTTTGCATTGCAATAATCAAGTCTCTATTACTTTTAATAATACCAATCTGAGTATCTATTTCTCTTATTTTTAAATCATAAGCTTTTTTAGCTAATTCAGGAACAATATCTAATTTTGAATATACGCCCTGTAAGAATGAAGTACTACCTTTTGCTAGTTCAGCACCAATTCTAGATGCCAAATTAACAGAAATATCTTTCATTGCACCAGGCATACCCTGTTGCAATGTATTAGCAAGTTTTACAGCTTTTAATTGTTGATCTGCTAGTTTACTGGTAATATCACCTATATCAGTATTTATAGTCTGTATTTGAATTAGATTATTAGCATAATCTTTTTCTACTGGGCCCATTTTGCCCATAGCCGCACTGCCTACATTTCCAGCTACTTGTTTAGCACGAAAATCTGGTATACCAAGATTTGTATTATCTTGTAATAATTTATCTCTTTGAGCTTTTAAATTTTGTACTGCAATTTGATTACTAGCATAATCTGAACTAAGTTCATTGACTTCTGTTCTAAATTTGCGAACATTATCAATTTGTATCTGTCCAAACAATGGGTTTTCATTAAGGCTATTAGCAAAATCAACCATGCTACCAAGATTTTCTTCTATGGTGCCTTTAGCCAAAGCTTGACTAAATTTAGTTGCAGCATCAGACTGATCTAATAGCATTTTTGTTAATGGATCATTAACAGTATATTGCTTCATGAACTCTTGTGCACTTGTAGTAGACTTAGTCAATGAAGCAGCAAAGTCAGTTTGATAACCAGCAGCCTTTTTAGATTTATCTGCAGCTTTATCTAAAGCGTCAGCCAATAGTTTAATTGCAGGATTACTGCGATCTAAACCTTTAAATGATTTTTGTAGCTTATCAAGATTATTTAGTGGATCTTCTACATTTAGTATTTTACCTAAATCAACTATAAGTCCTTTATCCATTGTGCCTTTATTTACGGCTTGAATAGCATTATTTAAATTTTGTTCAAGAGTATCTGTAAAAGAGTCTTTGATACCCATGCCAAACCAGCTAAAGAAGTTATCTTTTCTTCTTGCCCACCAGCTTTGACTTACTGCTTTTTCTGCAGCATCATACTTAGAAACAAAGTCCTTAAATTGATCATTTAAATTACCCAATGATTTAGCTTGTGCATCTATTGATTGAGTGCTAAAAAACTGTGAAGGATCTTTTTTATAGAGCATATCTACAGTATCAATATAATTTTTACTAGCGGCAGTTAAAGAATCTTGACTTGCAGTAAATTCTTTAACAGTAGCTTTGGTTTTATCCATAAAACCATCTAGTATGCCAATTGCAACAGCTATTAAACCAATGATTTCTAGCCAAGGTGCTGCAACTGCTAATGCTGTACCGATAGCACCAGTAACTGCCATAAAGCTACCTTTAAGCAAATTACCTGCGGCGCTAAATAAACTCATCTTTTTGACAGTGGCGGTTATAGTATTACCTGTTTTATCGCCTTTCTCATTTAATTCATCAAAAACACGTGTAGTATCGCCGCTACGACCTTTTACAACTTCTCCCCACAACTCTTTAAATGCTACACTTAAACCTCTAGTGCTGCCTGTTAAACTAGCTTGAGAAACAATATCTTGATTTCTAGACTTTTGTAGTTTATTTTGTGTATCAATTTCTAATTGGCCTGCTGTTTGCCACCACCTAGTTTTGGCATTTAGTGCTTTTTCTCCATCACTAACTACACTATTGTATTTAGCTTCTTCGTCTCTATAAGTTCTAACATTAGCTGCTAATTCTTTATAAAGATGATTGACATTTGATTGTTTGTTACCTAACTTATCTAATTTAGCTAGATCAGCATCTGTAATATCATGAATAGGTTTTGTGGCAATATCTAATCCAGTCATGGAAGAACTACCAAATTTTTTGCCAAGAGCAACCCTACTAGCTTCTAATTTATTACTAGTTTTTTCAAATTGATCGTGTGCAGCTTGTGCAATATTATCTGCTGCTTGTCTACGATCCGCCACTTCTTTAGCTAAAGAATCCCTTGTATTCTGAACTCTCATTTGTGCTTGTTTGGCAGACTCTATTGTTAAATCTTGCAAACTTTTTCTGTATTGACCAACTGCTGGTATTGCTTGTTTAACCATCATCATGGCAATGCCAGCAAGTATTGCACTTAAAGCATTTGGATTACTAGCTAATATAGTTACTAAAGGTTTTAATCCTGTGTTTAAAAATTCTAAAGCACTAAAAGATAAGTCTTTTAATGTACCTAATAGTTTTTGGTATGGATTAACATCAATTTGTAGCTTACTAAATTTATCTAATCCTTCTTTAATTACTGCATTAGCAAATGCTTGGCGCTTTTCAAAGTCTGTTAACTGACCTGCAGTTTTACCAATACTTAAAGCATACTTTTCTGTAGCTGGACCTATTTTAGTAAATAATCCCAATTCATCTAATAATTCTGGTTCTAACTTAACCACACCGCGAGTTAGACGACTTAAAGAATCAGACATATCTCTGCCTAATGCCTGAGACGTGGTTTTAGCTATTGTGCCTAAATCCATAATTTGTTTAGGATTTAAACCTGCTGTACTGGCTTGTGCAACGGCTTCCATACTTTCACGCATAGATAGTGCACCATCACTAACTTTTGCCAAATTTTTAGCAAGCTGACCTAGTGCAACACCACTATAAGCACCTAACTGATCCAACCCTTTAATCATATTGCTTGTATCAGCTGCATTGCTTAAGGCACGGAAAGCAGCTTCAGCTGCAAATATATTTGCAGCATAAATAGCATATAAGCGCACTAATCCACTTAAGCCCTGTGATTCTTTGGCAAAGTCACGACCAGCTGCACCTGTTCCTGCGCCAGTAGCACGCATAATACCATACTCAGCAGAAGCCCCTCTAGAACGAGGCTCACTTTGTTGTTTCAAAAGCTGCTGAGTTTTTGTCAGCTCATGATTATGTTCTTTAGCGTCTTTAGTACGCTGTTTCATAGATCCAGTACTGTCAGTAGCTTGTAAATCTATATTATACGTTTGTCCGGCCATACACTCTCCTAGGAGTAAAATTTATATATCCGTGGATATTAAGTAACATTATATCACTATAGGGCTTCTTTGTCAAACCAAAAAATTTTAAGCAATAAAAAACCCGCTAGTTTTAGTTAGCGGGTTTTTCGTTTGTTTTAGACTTCCTAATTTCTTCGATTCTAATAGAGTCTATCATGTGGATTAATTCTAAGTAGAATCTTTTATCCTGTTGTTCTATTTCGTATAGCGTAAATAAATCTAGAATTCCATTTAGATTTTTACCAAGATAATTTCCGGCCATATATTCCCACTCATCTCTGAGTACTCTATATATGTTAAGAGCGAGTTGTACTTCAATATAGAAATCATCATACTCAAAAGGCATTTCGTTTGGATCTGGAGTTGTACCTAGTTGTTCGCACATTTCTAAATACTGATCTTTAGTCATACCTACATTACTATTTTGCATAAAGCTAGTAATCTGATTTCTTAATTCGCTTAACTGCTCTTGTTGAAGTTTCCCAGGTCATTTACATAACCGCTAATAAAATTGTCAAAGTCTGAACTGTTTTTCATTAACATTAAGGCATTATCTTTTGAATAGCCCAACTCATCTTCTGGATCAAATTTACTAACATCAACAGGTACTAGTTGATTTACATACTTAAATTTTAAGCCTTTCCAGCCTAAGATTGCTGCTTCACAGTATAGTTCTAAGAATAATTCTTCATTGAACTCTTCACTTGTTTGGCGACCTTTAAATTGTGTTTTAGTTGAGCGCTTACGTAAATTGATTAAGCTTTCTCTGCTAATAAACCCCAATTTTACTAAAAAGTCTGGGCATCCTGGGTATTCTACTTCTACATTTTTAGAAGGCACTAGAAGTGCTTTTAAGCTAACGGCTTCATTATTGGCCATGGTTATCCTTGTTTTATTTATTTTAAAAAATTAAAAGAAGTGCGGGAGATCAACCCCGCACTTGCCGCGAACATTATGCAGCTAAACTTTAGGCTGCGCTATAAGTAATTGTAGCTTCGTTATTTTTTGTAATATCGAATGCATTGCTACTCGAACCTTGAGCAGTAAAGTTAATTGTTGTAGAAATAACTTGCTCAGTATTAACAGCTGGAATCTGTAACATAGCTGCAGGTAGATTTAAATCAACCTTAGTTGTAGCTGTACTTCCACCTAAACTAACTGTAATTGCATATTGTGGATCAATAGCAGTTGCACTACTATCTAACAAACTTTTTAGCAACTTAGCACTTTGTGGTTTGTTGCTAGCATCTAGGCCTGTTTTTAGATAAGCTGTAATTGTTCCTGTAATAGCACGTGTACCAGTAAAGTAAGTGATAGGTAAGTTAACTGTACCTAAGTTAGCAGGTGTCAAGTATGTCAAGTTGTTAGACATAGTGATAGAACCACCTGTTAAAGCTACTGAATATACAGTACTACCTGTGCTACCTGCTTGCTGAATAGCTAATGTACTCAACTTATTAGCAATATACTTAGCATAAGTATTTTTTGCTTTGGCAACGTTAGTAGTTGCAGAACCTGAGCTACCTTGTGTAATAGTACCAACTGAAGCACCCGTTGCAGTTAAATCACTAACGTTAGCATAAGGCACATTTGCAGTAAATGTTACTGCGTTACTAGCAACGCTACCACCACTAAACTGACCGAATGTACCAGTAAATGTACCGAAACTTAAACCAGTAGGAGTGCTTGTAGCACCAGCACTGATATTAGCAAAAACGCTAGCTGTCTGTGCAGCTGTTAAAGTACCGCCGCTAGTATTTGTGAATGTTAAACCGCCCACTGTTACTGTTCCAGCACTTGCTGTACTTGAAAACGTAACAGCAACACTTTCTGTAACTGCTGAACTATTAACGTCTGTACCGATAAAAGTAGGTGTTGCAACAGCAGGATCTAAACCAAAGTTCTCTAAAGCGCGAACTTGTGTACCTTTACCTGCCCACTGAATTGCTCCAATTGCATCTAGTCCAAAATCAATAGTAGCTGTGTCTAATGCACAGTTATCAATAACATAAGCACCATCACTGAAAAC